TTAATGGAAACTTACGAGCTAAAGCATGATGAGTTTTCCCAAGAAACCGAAAAGCAATTCAGGGTTCTAAAGTTAGTTGATGGAATCTACACGCAAGAACTATACCGTGATGACATATTGGTTGATTCATTTCAGCCTAGAGCTAACGGTTTAAGGTTAAATTATATCCCGATAGTGATTGCAGGAACATACTCAAACGACCCTGCTGTAGATGATGCTGCCTTATATGACATTGCCGAAATTAACATTGGGCATTATCGTAACAGTGCCGATTATGAGGAAGGTGTATTTTTACATGGCCAGCCAATGCTGCATATTGATACTGGCAATACTTCTGCTGCTGAGTTTGAAGCATTAAATCCTAACGGAATCGAAGTCGGTGCAAGACGAGGTATAGCGACAACAGGCGGTGGCTCTGCTGCTTTACTGCAAGCTGCAAGTAATGGCGCAGCTTATGAAGCAATGAAAATGAAAGAAGAACAAATGGTTAGTATTGGCGCAAGAATGATTGAAGCAGGTGGTCAAGCTGAAACGGCAGAAGCTGCAAGGATTAAACACGCTGGCGATAATTCAGTATTAACTAATATTGTACAAAATGCATCAGATGCGATAGAGCTTTCATTAAGCTGGGTTGCAAATTACATGGGCTTGACAGTAGAGCCTGAATATAAAATTAACGATGATTTTTACGATAAAACTATTAACCCACAAATGTTAATGGCTAAAATTCAGTTAATGGATAGAGGTGTAATTGCACCAGAAGATGTAAGGATGACACTACGAAAGGCTGGTGAAATTGAGCGTGAAGAAGAAGATATTATTGGTGATGCTGAGGCTGTTAGCCCCGTCTAATGTCTAGCAATACTGGGTTAATTGATTCATTAACTTTGCGCCAGATATTAATAGAGCGTTATTCTGCTGGCGAAGCAAAAAGGTTAGTTAAGTATTTAAATAGGCTGTCAAAAGATTTAGCCAAAAAGATAAAGTCAGATTATGAAAACGTCAGGGCAGTAGCATTAGCCAAGCAGTTAGAAAAAGTAACGACTACCTATGTTAATCAATACGGTTCAGAAATGATTAAAGGTTTAAATGACTTTGGCAAAGATGAGGCTGATTTTGCGCGTGAAGCGTTACTTGCCTTGACTGCTGCTGAAACTGTTAATCCTGCATCACTACGTCAGATAAAAGCCGTAATCACTAAAGTGCCAATGAAGCTAATATCTGGCAAATCAACAGAAGGCATTACTATTGACGAAGCAGTTAAAAGCTTTAGCAAGAATAAATCAAAGCAAGTAGGGCAAATGTTACGTGATGGCGCTTTGCTAGGTAAAACTACTGATGAAATTGTTGACGATATAACAGGGCTTGTTGGTACTCAGTTTGAAAGCCAAGCAGCTACTTTAGTTAAAACAACTACAGGGCATATGGGTGAGCAAGCAAGAAAAGAAACTTATTTAGCTAATGATGACGTTATAGACGGCTGGGAGTTTACAGCTACGCTCGATGGTAAAACATCTATTACTTGTGCAAGTCTTGACGGTAATAAATACCCATTAAACACAGGCCCACTACCTAAACTACACTGGAATTGTCGAAGTGTTGCAGTTCCTAAAGTAAACCCAGAATATGATTTAGGTTCTGAAATTATCGGTGAGCGAGCTAGTATTAATGGTTCCGTTCCAGCTAATAGAACTTATGGCGGTTGGCTAAAAGACCAAAACAAATCAGTCAGAATTGAAGTGTTAGGTGAAGAACGAGCAAAGCTATTTGATAGTGGTAAATTATCAATAGGTAAATTTACGGATAAGTCTGGGAAGATTTATACATTACCAGAGCTAAAGAAATTAAACCCTTTAGCGTTTTAAGTGCAAGTTGCACATAATTTAGCCAGTGGCTAGGAGTAGAAATGTCAGAAGAAAACGAAGTGATTGAAGACGATGTTAAAGATGATGGTGTTGATCCTACTATTGCTTTGCAAGAAAAGTTAGATGCAATTATAGCTGATAATGACAGGCTAAAAGCAAAGATTAACGAATCTAACAAACATACTAAAGCGGCAGAGGCTAAAGCAGCATCAGAAGAAAAGGAAAGGCTTAGAGCAGCTAATGATTTTGAACAGTTATACAAAAGTTCAGAATTAGAACGCGAGGCTTTAACCCAAGAAATACTAGCTGGCAAAGAAAAGGCTGCGAGAAGTGAAGAAACTAAATCAGCCTACGAGTTAGCCAATGACTTGACGAAAGACACAAGACGGGCTAAATTACTGGCAAAAGAGTTAATGTCTAGGTTTAAATTTACCGATGATGGCATTAGAATTACAGATTCAAACGGAAATCTAACAGTTTCTACAATGGCAGATTTAAAGTTAGAAGTGCAAAAAAATCCAGACTATGATTTTCTAATAGATGGTGTTGATTCGTCGGGTGGCAGTGCTACTGGCAACAATAATGGCAGCGGTGCTGCAAAAGTAGTATCACGAGCCGAATTTGCGGCATTAAACCCAGTAGAACAGATGGCATTCTCAAAAGAAATGCGTTCTGGTAAAGCTGAAATCACATAATTTATTATAGGTAATTAGAAATGGCTGAAAATACAATCACAGCGTTAGTGCCCGACATTTATGAAGCACTAGACGTTGTATCACGAGAGCTTACGGGCTTAATTCCTTCTGTAACAATGAACGCATCCGCTGCAACTGCTGGTGTTGGTCAAAATATCCGCATAGACGTAGAACCTGCTGGTAATGTTGCAGATATTACGCCTGCGATGACAACTCCAGACCCTACTGGTCAAACTTCCGGCTCAACTGACATAGTAATTACTAAGTCACGCGCAGCTAACTTTGGTTTTATTGGTGATGACCAATTAAAATTAAATTCTGGCATTGGCTATACGAGTGTTCGCGCTCAGAAGATTGCACAAGCAATTCGATCTGTTGTTAATGAAGTTGAAACTGACTTAGCTGGATTACAAGCTACATTTTCTCGCGCTGTAGGTGTTGCTGGGACTACTCCTTTCGGAACTGCTAACGATTATACTGGTGCTTCACTTGCCCGTAAAATCTTGAAAGATAATGGCGGTGACATTGACCCACAACTAGTAATCGATACAACTGCTGGCGCTAACATGATTGGCAAACAGTCTGCGGTTAATTCTGCTGGCACTGACAGTCTATTACGTCAAGGCGTATTGTTAGATGTTGCTGGTATGCCTCTTCGCGAGTCTGCACAAATCCTAACTCCTGCGGTTGGAGCAATGGCTGGTGGTAAGACTAACAACGCTGGTTATGCAATTGGAGCTAATAGCTTTGGTCTGCAAAATGCTACAGGAACGGGTAGTCTAGTTGCTGGTGATGTAATTACTTTTGCTGGTGATACCAACCAGTATGTTGTTACTTCTGCTGTATTTGCTGGCGCTAACCCTGCGACTGGTGACGTTGTTACTATTGGTGCTAACGGTCTGCAAAAGGCTATTGCTGGTGCTAATGTTGCAATTACTGTTGTAGCTGCTGCTACTCGCAATATGTGCTTTTCACGATCTGCTTTAGTATTAGCTGCTCGCGCTCCTGCACGACCTAGCGAAGGTGATATGGCTACTGACGTAATTGTAATCACTGACCCTCGCTCTGGAATGTCTATGGAATTTGCTATGTACAAAGGCTATAGAAAAGTTCGTTATGAAGTCGGTTTGGCTTGGGGTGTTAAAAACATCAAGCCTGAGCATACTGCTTTGTTACTAGGCTAGTATAATTGGCTGTCAGTGTAAAAGCTGGCAGCCTTTTCTATAGGTGATAATAATGGCAAAATATAAGAAGACAAAACCAGTTAAAAAACCCAAAAAGGTTGAATATTAATGACTACTATTGTCGAAAATGGAACTATTGTTGCTAATGCCAATTCCTATGTGTCTGATGCTGATTTTGCAACATATGCAGCAGATCATGGAATAACCGTCACAGGTGTAGCTGCTAAGTTATTATTAAATGCTGCTATATACGTTGAACAATTATCTTTTGTTGGAACTAAACAAACAAAAGAACAAACAATGCAATGGCCTAGAAATGATGTTTATATCGATGGCTGGAATTACCTTTCAACAGAAATACCAAAATTATTAATCGACCTCCAATGTGAGGTTGCTTTAGCTATAGATACTGGTGAAGACCCATTAGCTACAGTGGCAAGAGCTACTAAAAAGGAAAAGGTTGACGCTATCGAAGTCGAATATGCCGATAGTGCTGCGCCTTTTGTTTACAATTTAAAGATTAAAGCGTTAGAAAGAAAACTAACGAATATGAGCGGTGGACTTAGTTTTACGGTGACTAGACGATGAGTTTTTATGTCGGGCTTAAAAATACAGCAACTAAACTACTGACTGATAAAGGTCAGAATGTAAGCTGGCTGCACGACAATAATAACGGTAGTTTTAACCCTGTTACTGGCGTTAAGTCAGGCGGTTCAACAACTGCTTATAGTGCTAAAGGTGTTTTGTTGAATTTTAGCGATGCTAGAATAGATGGTGTGTTTGTAATTGCATCAGATAGACGCTGTATAATGTCTGCTGGTAATGTGCCAGAAGTAAGTGACCTTGTGACAGTGAATTCTATTGGTTATCAAGTTTTAGCTGTTAAGCCAGTTAATCCAGCAGGAACGGCGGTGATGTATGAGCTTCAACTCAGAACTTAACGACTTCACAAAAAAAGCTGGTAAGAATGCTGAAAAAATATTTAGAGGCACGACTATTAACTTGTTTGGTAGGATTATAAAAAGAACACCTGTTGTAACAGGTAGACTAAAAGGTAATTGGCAAATAGACGTTAATAAACCGCCAATAGGTATTTTATCAATGGATGACAATAGTCCTTTAAATAAAATAAACTCAGAAAGTAAATTTAAGATTCAACGAGGTGTAGGAAAGGCTTCGCTTGAGGACACAATTTATATGGCTAATAATTTACCTTATGCACAGCTTGTAGAAAATGGAAATTACTCTACGCAAGCACCAGCAGGAATGGTGGGAGTAACTGCTGCTGAGTTTGAGCGCGAAATTGAACGACAGGCTGGAAAAGTTAAATGAGTACATCATTTTTAGATATTTCTGCGGCACTAGATACTAAATTAAATACCTATGCTGTAGCTAATTCCATTTCAGTGGCATGGGAAAACATAGACTATCAGCCAGTAATCGGGACTTTATTTATAAGGCCGACCTTATTACCGTCTGATACAATCGCAATTGGTATTGGTAATACTAGCGCAGAGGATCACATTGGAATATATCAAGTTGATATTATTGCGCCAATTGATCAAGGTAAAGGCGAAGCTTTTACGCAAGCAGATTTACTGGCTACGCACTTTGCCAGAGGTGAGTTGACATATAACAGTGTTAAGTTACAAATAAAATCAGTGTCTCGCGGTTCAGGCTCGCGTGATGCGTCTTGGTTAATAGTGCCTGTTTTTATCAATTATCAATCAATTATAGGAAGTTAAAAAATGGCAACTCCAATTACATTCGCTGGCTCAACTGTATCAATATCTGATGACATTCCAGCAACATACGACGAAGCTGGTTTTGAAGCGGTAGGCGTAGTTTTTACGGCAATCGGTGAAGTTACAAGCATTGGCGGAAAAGGTCGAACTTATAACGATGTTTCTTACACCAATTTAGCAACACGCGGAACAGTTCATAAAAAAGGTTCATATGATGAATCTGAATTGGCTATCGAGATTGGCGTTGATCGTGCTGATGCTGGTCAAGTCATTTTAAAAGCAGCTAGTGATTCTGATGCTAACCATTCTTTTAAGATCGCATATTCAAACGGCGAGGTTGATTACTTTCAAGCATTAACCTTTAGCTTTGCTGATGCTGGTGGTGATGCTGACACAATTCGCGCTGTTACTGCAACACTTCGCGTTGATTATCGCGGTGTTATTCAAGCTACTACATAATGGATTTATCATTACTCATAGCCAATGAAACGGCTGATTGCGTAATTAAAGACCCTTACACTGATGACGATACGGATATTGTTATCAGTGTTTATGGTTCTTATTCTAAGCAATACGCTGAAGCTTTTAAAAAAGAGTCATCACGCAAAGAATCAGATGCTTTAAAGCTGCTCATTGATTTAACTGTTGGCTGGGTTAATCTAAGCCTAGACGGTGAAGATTTGCCATTTAATAGCGAGAATGCTAAAAAGATTTACTCGATGGATATGCTGCCAGTACGTAGGCAAGTTGAAATGTTTATTCTGGAGCAGAAGAATTTTTTGCCAAAACGCTAGCAGATTTAAATTTATATGCAGATCAGTTAGCGTGGTTAAATTCTCGAAATGAAAGCAAGTCTAAGTCTAGGCGTGAATTAGTAGAGTATGACTTCCCAGATATAGGGCAGTGTAATTACATTTTAGATATGGCGATAGATTTTGGTTTAAAACCTGAATGGTCTGAGTTAAACGCATGGAATGAATTAACTCAGGCTCATTTAAATAAGTTTGAAACTAAAGCCATTCACATGATAAGCCTTGTCTACAGCAATAAAATAAGTGAGTATGATGGCAAAGAAGCACCAAGACCTTATGTTGGCAATGTAAAAGAAAGTAGCCAAGCAATTCAGAACATACTTAGGAATAGATAAAATGGCAGACGCAGCAAGTCTATTAATCAAGGTTAAGTCTAGTGGAATTAGTAAAACCACAAAAGATTTAAAAGGGCTTGAAACTCAAGGCAGTAAAGCAACTGCTATGACTAAGAGTTTAGGCAAGTCATTTGTCAGGCTTGGTGCTGTCGCTGGTGTTGCTGCTGCTGCGCTTGGTGTTGGCCTTTTTGTTAAATCAATAAAAAACACGATAGAACAAGAAAGGGTTATTGCCCAATTAAATCAAACCTTAAAATCAACAGGTAGATTTAGTGTTAGTGCTTCAGAAGGGCTACAGGACTATGCAGCAGAACTTCAAAAATTAACAACTTTTAGTGACGAAACAATTATTGCTAGCCAAGCGCTGATTCTTACATTTACAAGAATTGGCTCTGAGATAATGCCTCAAACTACTGAGGCAGTTTTAAATGTTGCAACTGCTATGGGTACTGACCTAAAAAGCGCATCAATCCAAGTCGGTAAAGCATTGAATGACCCATTGATAGGTTTAAGTGCATTAAGCGAGTCAGGCATAACCTTTTCACAAGTTCAAAAAGATTTAGTTAAAGATATGATTGCCGTTGGCAATACTGTTGGCGCTCAAAAATTAATATTAAAAGAATTAGAAACACAATTTGGAGGCAGTGCTTTTGCTGCTAGAAATACATTAGGCGGCTCATTGAAGTCACTAAGCAATTCATTTGGTGGTTTGTTAGAAGCTGACAAGGGTTCGCCTTCTGCACTAACAGATGAGATTAATGGATTAACTGATGTTTTAAACAGCAAAGAAGTTAAAGACGGAATGCAAGTTATTGTTAGTGGGTTTTTAGCAATTGCAAAAGCTGGTGCATTTGCCGCTAAAGGTATAGGTATGATATTTGGAGGCGATTCTATAAAAGAATTGAACACCGAAATATCAGAATTACAAAAAGAAATAATATTAAATAATGATAAGACAAGTAAGGCTGCAATAACTCAGCAAGAAATCAGAAAAAAAGATTTACAAAACTTGCAGATGGAGCTTGTCTTATTGCAAGAAAAAGCTGGCTTGCTTGGTGTTATAGACCTTGGCGCTTCTAACCGTATTAATTTTACAAACCAAAACGGTAATAACAAAACTACTAGCACAAGCGATACAGAAGAAGAAAAACTTAGGTCTGAAACTTATGCTTTATCTCAAATGGCTACAGAATATGATAATCTATTTAGTGCATCACAAGCGTTAAATGAATCTATAAGAACGCCTAAAGAAATATTTGACCAAGAAATCCAAGCTTTAGATAAATTAAAAAATGCAAGAAATGAAAGACTTAATGAATCTTTAATAAGCCAAGAGACTTACAACAGGGCTAGGATAGAAGCGGAACAAAAGTTTGCTGATAGCCAAGAAGAGACGGCTTTAATATCTGCTGATGCAATGAGTACGATTGACGAATCGTTGTTTAGAAGCAAAAATAACTTTGATGCTTTTGGAGCGGCGATAGAAAGCTGGGGTATGACTTTTGCGCAGACTATGGTTAATGGAAGCGGTTCATTTAAGGATTTTGCTTCTACTATTGTTAAACAAATGCAAGTTATAGCAATTCAGCAAGCTACTCAGCCATTGTTTGACGGGTTTAGTGGTTCATTCAAAACTTTGTTTAGCACTAACCCAATTTCTGGTTCAACTGCTAACTTAACAGGTGGTGGCGCACCGTCTGCAAACGGTGGTGGCTTTACTGGAACTGGTGCTAGAGTTGGCGGTGTTGATGGTATTGGTGGCTTTCCTGCTATCCTGCATCCAAACGAAACAATAATAGATCACACTAAAGGCCAGACGATGGGTAATGTTGTTGTAAATGTTGATGCGTCAGGCACAAGCACCAAAGGCGATAGTCAGAAACTAGGCAACATGATAGGCGTTGCTGTCAGGTCGATACTGATTGAAGAAAGCAGACAGGGGGGACTATTAGCATGAGTACATTCACCTTTTCCCCCTCCTACGGTGCAGCTTTTACGAAATCCCCTAAAGTTAGAATTGCTGCTTTTGGTGATGGCTACCAGCAAAGAGTTGCTGATGGTATTAACACAACGGCAAGGGGCTGGTCATTAAGTTTTGAAGGAACTAAAACCGAGATTGATGCTATTGAATTATTTCTAGCAACAGAAAACGGTGTAACATCTTTTGATTGGACACCGCCAACAGGTTCGGCTGGAAAGTGGATTTGTAGCCAATGGTCTAATGCTATAATTGAATATGATCACTGGAGCCTAACAGCTAACTTTCAGGAGGTCTTTGGAGAATGATTGCAACTGATGTACAAAAGCTTGCTGCTGGTAATGTTATTGATTTATTTGAAATCGATAATACAGCTATAGGCGGTACTGTACTAAGATGGGTAGATGACGTTAATGAATTAAACGCTGATATTATCTGGCAGGGTAATACCTATTCCAGATTCCCTATTGAAGCTAAAGGGTTTAGTACAAGCGGAAAAGGCACACAACCAAGACCAACTATCAAAGCGTCAAATGTATCTGGCGCTGTTGGTGCTTTAACGAGATCGCTTCAAGATTTAATAGGCGCTAAATTCACGCGCAGACGTACCTTTGTTAAATACTTAGATGCTGCAAACTTTGCTAGCGGTAACGCACAAGCAGACCCTAACGTTCATTTTGCTGATGAAATTTGGTTTATTGACAGAAAGGTTTCTGAAAACGGTATTTTTATTGAATTTGAATTATCATCGGCAATGGACTTGTCTGGAACAATGTTACCTAAAAGACAGGTCACGCAAAAAACTTGCGCTTGGCAATATCGAAGTGCTGAGTGCGGTTATGCTGGAGGAGCAGTAGCTAATATTATGGATGTAGCTGTTTCTTCTTTGGCTGATGATGTATGCGGTCATCGTGTAGAGTCTTGTAAATTACGATTTGGAAGTAATGCAGTTTTGCCATTTGGTGGGTTTACTGGCAGCTCTAAATAATGTCTGTTGAAAATGACATATTAAAACACGCAGAAGAGTGTTACCCAAACGAGTGCTGCGGTTTAATTGTTATTGTAAAAGGTAGAAAACGTTACAAAAAATGCAGAAATATAGCAACAGGTTTACAGTTTGCTATTCACCCAGAAGATTACGCTGATGCAGAGGATTTAGGTGTAATTGATACGATAGTGCATAGTCATCCTAACACTTCGCCTTTACCATCACCATCTGATTTAATAAGCTGCGAAAAATCAGGCTTAAAATGGCTTATTATTAGCTATCCAAACGGAAACATCTACGAATTCAAGCCAAGCGGTTATGTCTTGCCTTTATACGGGCGTGAGTTTCAGCATGGTACTGTCGATTGTTTTACCTTTATTCGCGATTACTATATGCAAGAGTTAGGAATTGAAATGCCCGACTACTACAGGGCTGATAACTGGTGGCTGTCTGGTGAGAGTCATTATTTAGATAGAGCTAATGATGCTGGATTCTATTTAGTTGACGAATTAAAAAAGAATGATGTTATATTTATGACTGTAGGTAGCCAAGTCCCAAATCATGGCGCTATATACTTAGGTGATGGTAAGATAGGTCATCATCAAGTGGGTCGATTATCATCTATTGATGTTTATGGTGGGTGGTATGAAAAAATCACAACGCATATTGCGAGGCATAAATGAACACTATTTTATTATACGGGTCACTAGGTTCTAAGTTTGGTCGTGTTCATAATTACGATGTTAGAACACCAGCCGAGGCTGTAAGGGCATTAAGCGCAACTATCAAAGGTTTTAAACAGGCTTTTATAGACGGCGGTTCATATCGATTGATTGTTGGCGGAAAATCAACAATAGATTTAGATGAGTCAGAAAACCCAATATCAACAAAAGAAACTATAAGGATTGTACCTGTCATTACAGGGGCAAGTGGCGTAGGAAAGATTGTTTTAGGAGCTGCATTGATTTATGCATCAGGTGGCCTAGGAACTGGTCTTGCTGCAAGTTTTGTTCAGGGTGTAGGAACATCAATGGTTTTAGGCGGTGTTAGTGAGCTTTTATTTGCACCACCAAAGCCAGAAGCAGCACAAGAACGCGCGGAAAATATGCCTTCGTTTATATTTAATGGCGCTATTAATACGACAAGGCAAGGCAATCCAGTTCCAATTTGCTACGGCAGAATGATAGTTGGTTCACAGGTTATAAGCGCAGGATTATCTGTAACGGGTATAAGAGTTTGAGTATTATACGAGGTTCAGGCGGTGGTAAAGGCAGCGGTGGCAGTGCGAGAGTCTCTATTGAAGCTGCTGATAGTTTACGATCAAGACAAGACGCTAGAGTTGTTGACCTAATCTGTGAAGGTGAAATACAAGGATTAGTTGACGGGCTTAAATCAGTTTACCTTGATAATTTACCTATTCAAAATGACAACGGAAGCTTTAACGTAAATGGTGTAGGTTTTGATTTTAGAAACGGTACTCAAGCCCAGACTAGAATGCGAAGTTTTGCAGAAGTTGAAAGCGAACAAATTGTTGGCGTGGCTGTTACTAAAACCACAAGTGTTACAAGAACGATAACTAACAGCCTTGTTGATACAGCAAGAGTAACAATATCAGTTCCAGCTTTGCAAGAACAAGACACGACAACTGGTGATATTAGCGGTACATCAGTTCGCGTTGCTATTGACTTACAAAGCAACGGAGGCGGTTTTGTCACAACAACGACAGGGCTTCGAAGGATAGATTTAAGTGCAGACTCAACTGGACTATCAAGCCTGACAAATGAAATCTTTAACCCAACAGTAAAAATTAATTGGGTTGGTTCTGGATTTGCATTTCAAAGCATATTTTATTCAGTTCAGTATAGGGTTATTGGCTCTGGAACTTGGCTAACTCATGCGAATAATAGCTTTAGTGGTTCTGGTACATACGTTAGAAATGTTGACGAAGATGGTAGAAGTACGGGCGGTAGTACAATTACACCACCATCAAACACGCGAGAAAGCTTTATATATTTGCCTGAAAACAATTATGAATTTAGGGTTTTAAAGACAAGCGGAACAGGAACAGTAACTATGCCCAGCGGTTATGCTGCTGAAAATTTTGGCTTTACTGAAATAAAAGGTAAAACTTCCAGCCGATACCAAAAATCTTTTGATTTGGAATTAACAGGTGATGCACCGTGGGATATTCGCGTTAGAAGAATAACTGCTGACAGCACTTCGGCAGCTTTGCAAAATGCTACTTTTTGGGATTCTTTTACTGAAATCCAAGATGAAAAATTCTCTTATCCAAATAGTGCCTTGATGGCATTGTCAATTGACAGCGAGCTTTACAGCAAGATACCAACGCGAGGTTATGAGATTGAGGGCTTGATTATTAAAGTCCCGTCTAATTATAACGCTGTCAGTAAAACCTATTCGGGAACTTGGAATGGAACTTTTATAACGGCTTATTCAAATAATCCTGCGTGGATATTTTACGATTTAATTACTAATTCGCGTTATGGTCTTGGCGATAATGTTCCAGAAGCATTAGTTGATAAATATGGCCTTTACGAAATCGGTGTATATTGTGATGAACTAGTAGATAACGGGCAAGGCGGTACTGAGCCGAGATATACTGTTAATGCTTATATCCAGCAACGTGCAGAGGCTATTAAACTTGTTCAGTCTTTAGCATCAGCATTTGCAGCTATAAGTTATTGGTCGGCTGGTTCTATTCGATTAAATCAAGATTCACCTACACAGCCTACTGCGCTTTTTACGCCAGCAAATGTTATTGATGGTGCTTTTAGTTACAGTGGCTCAAGTGCTAAAACAAGATCAACGGTTATATCGGTTACTTGGAATGACCCTGATGACCTTTATCGACAAGCCATTGAATATATAGAAGACCATGATGGAATCGAAAGGTTTGGTTATAGAAAAAAAGATGTAGTTGCATTTGGCTGCACATCGAGAGGACAAGCGCATAGATTTGGCAAAGCTATTATGTTTGCTGAAAAAATGGAAACAGAAATTGTTATTTTTTCTTGCGGTTTAGACGGGTTATCAATATCACCGTCGGACGTAATACAAACATCAGACCCCATTAGATCAGGCGATAGGTTTGGCGGTCGATTACTCGCAGCAACTACAACTAATTTTACTTTAGACGCTGATGTAACAATAGATGGGGTTTCTGTTTATACACTTTGGGCGATTATGCCAGATGGGGATGTTGAACAAAGGACGGTTACAACAGGTGCTTCAACTACATCAGCTTTAACAGTATCACCAGCTTTTAGCGCAGCGCCAGAAGTAAATTCCGTTTGGGTTTTAGGATCAACGAGTGTTAATCCTGAAACTTGGAAAGTCTTATCTGTAACAGAAGATGGCGTTAATGCTGAAATATCTGCACTTGAATATCGGTCTGATAAATACGCTGCTATTGAATCTAATATTTTATTGCTACCAATACCAACATCTAATATTAAGCAAATCCCAAGTGAGCCAACGGATATTGTTATTAGTGAGTCTTTATTCTTGCTAACTAAGTCCATCGTAGGCGTTAGGATGTCAGTTAGCTGGCTGGCTGATAGTGGGTCAAGGTTTGAGGTTGAATATAGACGAGAAGATGGCAACTGGACAGTATTAAATACATCTATTCCGTCAATCGATATAGAGCCTGTTACTGCTGGTAATTATGAAGTAAAAGTTACGGCTATAAATGAAATTGGCGTTAAGTCACAAACATCATCAGAAGCTGTAATTATTTATGGCCTAACGCTATTGCCAAACAATGTTACAAACTTTGGTCTGCAAGCTGCTGGAAACGTAGCAACTTTTACTTGGGATAAATCAACTGACCTAGACGTATTGGTTGGCGGTTATATTAGAATTAAGCACACGACTAATAGTTCAGCACCAGATTGGTCGAATGCTACTGTAATAAGTGAGGCTATTTCTGGAAATAGTACATCAGCAACACTACCCCTTATTTCAGGTGCTTATCTTGCTAAATGGGTCGATTCAACAGGAAACCAAAGTGAAGATGCTTTGGGCATAATTACAAATGCCCCTAGCATAAACAATATGAATTTTATTGAAGATTTACCAGAAACAGGTTTTACAGGTGTTAAACAGAATGTTGGCGTTGTAGATGGGAGGCTGATTCTTGATTCAGCTAATACGGTTGGTGAGCAAGAAATTATTGTTAGCACTTGGCCTACTATTTCAGCAATCGGTGGTATTGCTTCGTCGGGTACTTATATCTTTGATGAATCAGTCGATCTAGGTCTTGTGCAAACATCTAGGCTTACAACAGCTCTATCCGTTTTGGGAATCGATGTCAGTAGTACAATTGATACGCTACCATTAATTGATACTTGGCCTAACATTGATGGAGGGTTTATTGACGATGTTGATGCTAAATTATATGTCAGAACATCAACTGATAATGTGACATTTGGCGACTATCAGGCATTGGTTGTAGGTGACTACTTAGCTAGGGCTTTTGAGTTTAAGCTTGTGCTTAGAAGTTTTTATGAAACGCATAATATAAGTGTTGGTTCTTTGCTTGTTACTATTGATATGCCAGACAGGATAGCGAGCGGTGAAGATATTGTAAGTGGTGCAGGAACTAAATCAGTATCATACCCGTTTACTTTTAGAGTCGCACCAGCTTTAGCAATAACTGCACAAAATATGGAAGCAGGAGACTTTTATGAATTATCAAACAAAAACACCGCTGGTTTTGATATAGTATTTAAAAATTCAGGTGGTACGGCTGTCAATAGAACATTTGACCACATTACAAAAGGTTATTAAAAATGGCACAAGCAGACTATATAATTGCAAATCAAGCTGGAAATCTATTTCGAGCAGATTTAAATGATACCTTGTCGGCAATAGTATCAAATAACAGCTCTGCAACTGAGCCAGCTACAATGTATGCTTATCAATGGTGGGCTGATACAAATTCTGGCTTATTAAAACAGAGGAACGCTGCTAATAATGGCTGGGTAACTATCGGGACAATGGCGCAGACTAACTTAGGATTATTGAGCCTTAGTGGTGGAGCTATGACAGGTGCTATTACTACCAACAGCACTTTTGATGGTCGTGATGTAGCTGTAGATGGTGGCGCATTAGATACGGCTGTTTCTAAATTATCGGGTATCGAAGCTGGGGCTACCACCGATCAAACCGATGCTCAAATACGCGCCGCAGTTGAGGCAGCCACAGATTCCAATGTGTTTACCGATGCAGATCACACTAAGTTGAATGAAACCATTAATACTAAGATTATAAATATTGGTGCTTGGGATATGCGTAATGGAGCATCTAGTCTTACGGTAGCACATGGCCTAACATTTTCAAAGATACGTCAGGTTGACTGCATGATATATCAAGATAACGGTAATCACATAACCAACTTTTTAGCTAATTATGGTGCTAGTACGGGAGCTTCTGCTACTGGAGCTTCTGTTATCAATGTCTACCTCACTGACGTAATACTAAGTAGGCAGACTGGCGGCTACTTCTATAGTTCTCTGTGGAATTCAACATCAATTAACCGTGGTTACATAACAATTCAATATGTTGATTAACACAATGAAACCATTCATCATTAAAGTACCAAAACTACACGGCAACTACACGGGTCTAACTATCTGGCCTTTTATCTTCATGGTTAATCCTCACGATAAAGGTCTACTGGCACATGAGATGGTACACATACGCCAACAGCAAGATGGTTGGTTGATTGGATTCTACATTAAATATTTCTATTACCAATGGAAGTATGGCTATGAGAACAACCCATATGAAGTTGAAGCTCGTGAAATATCGGGAAGGTGATAAATGTTATTCATAAACAGTAATATCGTGACATACTGTACAAGCTGGCAAACGTTTCTAAATATAAACAGTTTTGCAATTAGCCGTACTTTCGACTACATAGCAAGGGGTTATTAAATGTCACAACATGATTATACGATCGCAGATCAAACAGGATTATTATTTCTTGCAGATTTAAACTCAATGGCTGCTGCTATAGTTAGCAATAATAGCTCTGCTACTGAGCCAGCAACGATTTATGCATATCAATTTTGGGCTGATACTAATTCTGGTTTATTGAAGCAAAGAAATGCTGCTAATAATGCTTGGGTAACAATCGGCACGATGGCAGAAGCTAATCTTGGTTTATTGGGTATTAGTGGTGGTGCTACAGGAGCAGCAGAAATACCTGTTGGAACTACAGCGCAAAGACCTACTGGCGCTGCTGGCTTATTTAGATTTAATTCAACTGATGAAACTTTTGAAGGCTATAACGGGACTGAATGGGGTTCAATTGCTGGCGGTGGTGAGGTTTCAAAGTTTACTTATGAGTACATAGCTACAGCAGGACAGACAACTTTTTCAGGTGCAGACCTAAACGGTCAGACGCTTAGTTATACCGCAGGAAATACATTAGTAACTTATGGCGGTTTAGATTTAGCCTTTAGTGATTTTACTGCAACTAATGGCACAAGTATTGTATTAGCTGATGGTGCGATAGTTGGCAAGATTGTACGCATTATTGCATTCACTACATTCGTTGTAGCAGATACATATACACAAGCTCAGATTGACGCTAAAGATGCAGCGGTTGGAGTACAAGGTGGGGTCTTTTGGGAAAACCCAACTACCGTAGCTACTGACTACACCATCACAACGAATAAGAATGCTATGACCGCAGGGGCAATTACGGTCAACTCAGGCGTAACAGTAACAGTGCCTACTGGCTCAACTTGGACAATCGTATGAGTACAATTAAAGCAAATGATTTACAGAATGCATCTGGTGGAATTCCAACGGTTAAAGGGCAGAAGTTAATATGTACCGCGTGGGTTAGGCTAAATGGCACAGGAACAATAGCTATTAGTGATTCTGAGAATGTTTCAAGCATTACGGATTTAGGTACGGGTTACTACCGCGCTACCTTTGTTACTGCAATGGCAACCACAAACTACTGTTCTACGGTAACAACCAATAGCACAATGGCTCGTGAAGTTACATCTGCGTCTACCGCTGACCATATTGCCGTTCAATCTGTGTACCCTACTGGCTTTAGTAACCAAAAGGCTGCACTAGATGTTTCATCATTATGTGTTCACATCTTCGGAGGTCAGTAACATGAGTACAATTAAAGCAAATACCCTCCTAGCAGCCGATGGTACATCAACAACTGCGCCTAGTATTCCAGCGTTAGATAAGCGCATGGCTAAGGCATTTATAACATGGAATATGGCGACTGTAAGCACAGGGACACTAAATGGTACGGGTGATGTTTACGGCTTTAGTAGTATTACTGATACCGCCGCTGGTAATCAACTTGTCAATTTTACAAATCCAATGCCTAGCGCAACTTATGTCGCATTAATAACTGGCAATGCAGTACTTAACTGGATAGGTACAGAGACTGCTATTCTTGGTACGTCAACAGCTTACGTCCATGTATATCACGCAGAAAATAGCACTACGGTTGACGCTACGCTCGTTTCGCTCGTCGTATTCGCAAATTAAGGAACAAACAAATGAAAATAATCTATCAAACACCAGAAGGTACAGTTTCAGTAGTTACACCAGCCCCTAATTGTCCACTTAGCGATATGGAGACAGCACTGAAAGACGTGCCTACAGGACTCAAGTTTAAGATTGTAGAGGACTCATATGTGCCAAGCGACAGAACATTCAGAAACGCATGGACGGTAGATGAGGCTGAGTTGACCGATGGGGTGGGTGACTAATGGCTACAACGATACGAGGCAATGATAATTGGGACAGCTCGCTTCCATCTAATGTTGTTTCTGCCACAAATGACACATACGTTGCCATAGCAACAACAAGTTGGGTAGACATCGGGTTATCAGTCTCGATTACTCTTGCTTCCACAGCAAGTAAAGTAAAACTGGAATATGCGATTCAAAACTTTCTTTTAGATGTCGCCTCTACCGGAATTTCATTTAGGTTTTTACGTGACACAACACCTCTTTTTACGGCTGGGGCTGGGTATGCAACTTATGCTAGCCACACAGTACACCATCTTAGCACAAGTAATATAGAGATTGATTCTCCAGCCAGCACTGCGGCAATTACTTACAAGGTACAGGCGCGTGGTTATAGCGCAACACTTGTAAAAATTAACGCAAATTCACTTTATCGCACCACACTGATTGCAACGGAGATAGCAGGATGATAGATAAAGCAGATGCCATCCAAAGCCTACGCCCGTTAGCAGAATGGGTACTACGCGGTAATGAGCTTGAGTGGTTGGACGAACTCCAAGACGAGCCAACACCTGAAGCAATTGACGCAGAAGTAATACGACTTCAAGCTGTCTATGACTCCTTAGAGTATTCGCGTTTACGCAAAGCCAAGTATGACTTACTGAATCAAGATGAGATGCGTTATGACGATCTTATGAACTCAACGACAACTTGGCAAGATGCCATCGCTGCAATTAAACTGGAGTTTCCAAAATGATTACAATAGATATGAACAAGGCAAAGGTTATTGCACATGATGTACGTAGAAGCGTACGCAATGCATCTTTCGCCCCATTAGACATCAAAGCAACAATACCTAGCGAAGCAGTAGCAGCGGAGGCAAGTCGTGCTGCTATTCGTGCAGCAGATGCAGACTTACAGATATCAATGGATTCTGCAACTACCGCTGATGAACTCAAAGCATTAATGCCAGCACAGGAGTAGCAGATGACTAAATCGGCAACTAGAGAAACGGCTGACATTGCTGGCGTTGTTGGTAAGAACGCCATCATCAACGGTAACTTTGACATCTGGCAACGTGGGACAAGTCAAACGGATGATGGTTATGGTAGTGATGACCGATGGATAAATAGTAGAAATGGGTCAACGCAAGTAGTCAGCCGTCAAGCGTTTGCATTGGGTCAAACGGATGTCCCAAATAACCCGAAGTATTATTCAAGAACTGTTGTTAGCAGTGTCGCTGGCGCTGGTAATCTGGCAGTTAAATTTCAAAGAATTGAAGGGGTAGAGACATTTGCAGGAACTACCGCAACAGTAAGTTTTTGGGCAAAAGCTGATGCTAATAAAAACATTGCTCTTGAGCTTGCTCAAAGTTTTGGAACAGGTGGCTCACCTTCTGCCATTAGTTTTGTTTCTCCAATAACTGTTTCTTTAACAACATCGTGGGTAAAACACACGGTGTCTATTGCAATCCCTTCAATAGCAGATAAAGTTTTAGGCACTGATGGTAATGATTATCTTGTACTACATTTCTGGCTAGACGCTGGCTCAAACTGGAACGCACGTACAAACTCCCTCGGTCAACAATCAGGTACGTTTGAATTCTCACAAGTTCAAATGGAAGCTGGCAGTGTAGCCACAGAATTTGAGCCAAGATCAGTGGGCGAAGAGTTGGATTTGTGTGAGAGGTACTATGAAACAGGGGATGGTAACTTTTGGATATACGCAGCTAGTGGAAACACTCCCATTTGGAATATGCAATTCGCAACAACAAAGCGAGCTATTCCTTCAATTGTAATGGTAAAGGGAGGAAATAACGACTTTCCCAATGCGGCAACAGGTTACGCCAGTACTTCAACTATCAAACTAGGTTGTGGAGCTAAAACAGGTTCAGGCGCAGCTAATGTGCTTCTTACTTTTAAAGCCTCAGCGGAGCTATAAAATGACGATTGAAACTGTAAAGATTCAAGGCGAAGGTTGGCTAGTCAATGGCTCAATGTCAGTACCCAACGACGGTGGCAACCGAGACTATCACGAAGTCCAAGAGTGGATAGCCGAAGGCAACACGCCAAAGCCAGAGTACACCGATGCAGAGATTGCAGCCAATGCTCAACAAGAGATCAATCAAGAAAACCTAGACTACCTTGCAGATACCGATTGGTACGTCATACGCAAGGCAGATAGCGGTGAGCCTATTCCTTCTAAAATTAAAAAGGCAAGGGCAAAGGCTAGGTCAACAATCATAGTGTAATAATCTTATGAATTTATTAGATTTAAAAGAGTTTGCGACAGATCGACAGTGGGAAGCCATACTTGCAATTGAAGAACATGGCACTCAAGCAAAAGCTGCAATTTCTTTAGGTATTGGCTCAAGATCACTTGAAAGATTACTGGCTAAAGCTAAAGCAGCAGCATCAAGACGAGGTTGGAGTCCTGACCATGATTACACTCATATCACACCAGCAACTCACGTAGTAAAAGGCGTATCAACATACTACGACCAAGATGGATTGCCTGTTAGACAATGGGTAAAATCAGATTTAAAGAAAGAAAACCAGCAGGCAGTATTGCAAGACTTTGTCGATTCCCTGATTGAAGAAATGCCTAAATATATTCCTAAACCCTACACGACTAGCGGCAGTGATGAGCTAACAGCTTACGTAATTGGTGATGCACACATCGGTATGCTCGTTAATCAGAATAGAAATAATGGCGAAGGAAATTGGGATTTGAAAATAGCAGAAGATAAGACTGTTGATGCTATTGCTCACCTTTGCCAGCTATCACCTAAATCTAAAGAAGGGTTATTTCTTGATCTTGGTGACTTTCAACATTTTGACAATATCGAAGGCACGACTAGCAGTGGAAAGAATCACATGGATATGTCATGCGATTACGGTGAAGTAATAGCTGCAAGCGTAAGAATTTACAGAAAAGGATTAGATTTGCTTTTAGAAAAGCATGACCATGTAACTTTGATGATGGTCAGAGGTAATCACAACTCAAACACAGCTAGGGCTATTAATATAATTTTACAAGCTTGGTACGAGAACGAGCCAAGAATTACAGTGCTAGATAATGCTCATAAGTTTCAATCTATGGTATTTGGCAATAACCTTTTAGTGACACATCATGGCGACAGGATGAAAGCCGAAAGAGCGCAGGAATATATCGCTAGGTCTATGTCTAAAGAATGGGGCGATTGTGATCACCGACATTTGTTAATGGGTCATATACATCACGCAGTTTCTAAAGAAGTAGGCGGTATATTTGCAGAATGGTTTCAAGCTCTGCCATGTGGGGATGCTTGGCATTCTGATTCGGGATATGGTGCTAAACGAACTATGACAGCTATAGTTTACGATAAAAAGCATGGCGAAACCCAACGGATAAAGGTCGGGTCAAGCCAGCTCTAATTAATGCCTGTCGAAAGTGATTATAAAAGACGCTCTAATGAGTGCACCATTTCTTCCGTTGCACAGGACTTTACTGCGATCTGGCGCAGCTCCATGTTTAAACTAGTTGCAGCTATAATTACCTAAATAATCATAGGTACATTTTGTCCTATTGCCTTTATTGTCAGTCCAAGTGCTATTTCCAAAATAATCTTTTTGCTCGCTAGACCTATAGCCATAGTCTTGACCAGTTCCGTAGCAACTATAATTCCCAAAATAATCTTTGGTGCATTTCTGTCCTGCAAATGATGCAGTGCTAAATACTAATAATAATAATAATGTTTTCATTTTTTTTACCTCTAATTTAATTGTGTTGCTACGCAAAAAGACCAATCTAAAAGATGCTGCTGGCTACCTATTACAATGGTCTCGCCAGCAAACATCACAGTTAATAAAAAAACTATAACTAAAAACTGGATTAAATTAATCATTAATAAAATCACTTAAAAATTCTCGTTTTTTAAGCATTTCACCAATAAAGTCATCAAGAATTGGCTTTATCAAATTGTGATATTTTTGATCTTTTTCCACAGTAATTAAGAAATGCGGCATAGCAGGATGGTAGCTCATAAAATCCCAGCTATCGATTCCCGTTATTAACATTGAGCCTTGTACTTGCTGAACGTAGGCGGTTGGCAGCTTTCTATCCGATATATATTGAATATGATTTGCTGGCATTGGACACTTAATTTCAAGGCCATGCGAGTATATAAGCATATTTTCAACTAAGCCGTCAGGTGATACACCTATTAAGCTATCTTTGCTATCTCGACACAGACCTACCTCAGTGACGCTGTGTCCTGTTATAATTTCATAGGCAAGCTTTGCCCTTGGTTCTAGCTCAACGCCTCGCTGCATCCATTCCGTGGCCTTTATCGATGTTTTAGTGCCTGTAACCCATTCTGCCAGTAGCTGATTCCTATACCCTTCGGCTGATGCGCTCTTTTTTCCTGTACTTGTAAAAATGCTGTTGAAATTAGAACCAGTTACAATACCAGTTCTTTCTATCATCCATTCATCAGTACCTTGTGCGTTTTCAGATATATGCATTATTTTGAACCATTTTTGATTTTAGCGTTAAGCATTGCAACTGCTGTTGCGTGATCTTTTTGCTTTAATTCGCTAATTGTTTTAATGCTAAAGTAATTGCAAAAAACCGACTTGTCAGAATTAGATTCTGTGATTAATTTCTCAATCGACTCGACTTGACCAGACCTACATACTTCATCAACTGGCTCGTAATTCCTGTTGTCTTTTGTGTCTGGGTCTTGTTCGGAATTATCAATAGCAAATAAACCGTTTAATGCGTACTTTCTAGCATAGCTGCTAGAGCTACCTGTTAGCATTGGTTCGACCATGCCCTTTTGTTGTAAAGCTTCGCGCGCAAAAGCTGAAACGCTAAAACTTTCACTTTTACAAGTAAACGTAGCTGTTGCTTTAACGTAGTATCTGTCACCGACTAGGACTAGATCATCACTTAATGTTACTGTTGAGCCTGTCTCATTTAGTAATGGCTTAACAGCTTCTAAAATTGATTCTGCTGTCCGATATTTATAGCCACCAAATTTATTTTCTGCATTTTTTGGCGCGGCTAACACAAATTGAATATGACTTAGTGCTTCCATTATTTTTCCCCTTGATTATCTTCATTGTTTTGATTATTTTGCGCCAGTTCATCTTCGTTAAACTCAGCATTTTCTAAAATCCATTCTCCCATTTTACTCATACATCACCCTTTTAAATTAAAAAAAGTACGCGCCATCACAACGCGCACAATGAGGAAACTACCTATTTATTGCATCTTCATAATACTTTAAATCCTGAACTGATAATAAACCTATCAGCATTTTAATCCTTTGCTCTTGCGTTTCTTTTAACTCAGTTAGCTGTTTAATCTCAGCATCTTTACGGGCATAGTCTTCCCTTACGTCTATCCAATTAACTTTCATTTTAAATCCTCTGGGTATTTAACTTCGGATTCAACAGTAAACGACTTAGATAGCATCCTAGATATGTCTGTTGCTGCCCCGACAAGCTCTGTCACGCTACTTGAACCGCTAGTCATTAGTAGATGTTCCCCTAGTGCTTTAACAGCCTGTGACAGCTTGCCATGAAATGATATTGACTGCCAGTCAGGTTTATCATCTTTACGGGGCGAATACTTTTGAACCATCCATTGCCTAGCATCAGATGCTATTGCATATTTGTTGGATATTTTTATAAAATTACTCACTTTAAATCCTCTTTGTATTTAACCTTTAATCTAACTGCTGCACCAACTACTTGATCAGCCTGCTTTTGCGTTAGAACGTCAGACCATAAATGTACAGCCTGTCGTGTCATGCCTAAAGCCTCAACTAATTCTTTAGTAGAACCAAAAATACTTATTGCGTGTGATTTTTTCATCCGACAAGTGTAAATTACTTTACAATAGATGTAAAGTAAATTGCCGTATTTAATTAATAAATAAATGTGTAAAAAAACTTTACATACTGATTGATATAGCTTATACTTTACTTACTTAAACAAAAGAGAGAAACAAAATGAAAAACGGAAACATAATGAAGAATCAAGAGCAAGTTTTCAACCACATTAACTTATGTGAAGATGCAGCTTATATATACTCTATAGACAATAAAGACATTGCTAACATGCAAAAAGTATTAAGAGCTTACAAGCTGCCTTTTACTTTTGAAGATGCTAACTTGCAAATTGAAACTGCAATACAGTTTAATTCATAAACTAACAGCCCCTTCGGGGGCTAACTTAGGTAAAAAAAAATGAAAGAAAAAATAAGACCAATGGGCGAATTTTTTGCAGAATATGAAGCAGAGCTTTTAGCTAAAAGTAAAGAGTATGAATCATCACAAGCAGCTATTGATGACAGGGCTAGATCAAAGGCTAGAGCAATACGCGAAAGAAAACAGGAAATAATTTGGAGAAAATCATTGTCAATCGAAGAAAGAATAGAGGAAAGAAAAGAGCGTTCTGGCGGTGAAGACTAATTTTAATTTAATTGTAAAAAAACTTTACATAGTAATTTAAATAAAATATAATTATTAAACTTAAAAGAGGAAAACAAAATGAAAAAATTAAAGCTAATGTTAAAGAATTACGGATTTACAGAAGTTTTTATAGGTATCTGGGAAAACAAAAAATACGAGACTACATTTGACCTTAATAGTGGAGGCATGGATGTTTATGTCTCAGAAGAGCGTCAAGTTTACTTAGTAGAAGGTTTACGCCTAACTGAATACTTGAAAACTGCACATAAATACCTGAACGTTAAATATAGATCAGATATGCCTTTTTAGGCTTTATTAAACTTAAACAAACGCCCCTTCGGGCGCTAACTTAAAAGAGGATAAAAAAATGGCATCATTTTACAAGACACAACCAAATCTAGGTATTGAAACGCTAGATATTATTATCGATGATAATGTACACGTTGAGGCGGTTTACTGCTTTGACTTTGATGGAGAATTAGAAGTGTTGGAATTGCTTGCTCCAGTCGGCAATGAAGGCTCGGAGATTTGCATTAAGGATATTCTAAGCGAGGATGTTTATTCACAGGCATTTGATCATCTTGAGTCTATTTTAAAAGCTGACTATGATAATCGAGTTTTAGAAATGCAAATTAGCAGGGCTGGTAAATAAAATGACTGATATACAAAAGCGAGTTAAACGATTAATCAAAGCTGGCTATTCAGTTAGCCAAGCCTACAAAGTAGCACAGCAGGAGTTTTTACAGTGGAAAAAATAATATTAGTAGCTGGCTTTGTGCTAGCAATGGGAGCTGATCACTTAGGTGTTAATTTGCTAGGTGTCATTTTAATTGCAGTAGTTGCTTTTAATTCTAAATTTAATTATATATAATTCAATTATGCGGTCTCGCAGCAGGAGTAATTACCTGTTGTATGGCTTTCCTCCCTTTTCCAGTGAGACCGCACTTATTTTTTAAAGGGTTTAAAGGAGTTTTTATGCATTATTATCAATTTAATATAGCTGATTACCGTAAAGATACGCGGCATTTAACAGTTATTGAACACTATATTTATCGCGAATTACTTGATGAATATTACCTGTCAGAACTTCCATTACCTTCAAATATAGCTATTTTATCAAGAAGGCTACGCCTAACTAGTGAGCAAATAGATTCTCTTAATATCATTCTTGATGAGTTTTTTACCTTAAAAGATGATGGTTATCACAATGATAAAGCTGATTTGGTATTAGGCAAGATTTATAAGAAATCCGAAAAAGCCCGTGAAAGCGTTAATAAACGGTGGGAAAAATACGAACGTAATACGAACGTATCTGATCCGTATAGCGAGCGTAATACGAACGTTATACTACCCAATACCCAATACCCAATACCTACTAACCCAAAACCTACTAAAACATGTTTGTTTAAAATTCCTGAATGGGTTAATCAAAAAGCATTTAAAGAATTTACTCAGCATCGAAAGGAAATGAATAAGCCATTTACTGATTTGTCAAAAACAAAGGTGTGTAATAAATTAAAAGGTTATACAGACGAAGAACAGCAGACTGCAATTGATACGAGTATAGAATCACGCTGGGCTGGTGTATTTCCAAAAAAACTAAACGGAAAAAACAATGAAACAACTAAAATCAATAATGCCAGACCTGAATCAAATCTCGCTCGGCTCTCTCGTAAACTCCAAGCAGACATTGCATCAGAAGACCCCTTTGGCTGGGAATGTAATATCGCGCGTATTTTCAGTGATGATGATTAAATACTCGCACAAGTGGGCTAGCCAGTTTCCCGATGAAGCTTTTACTGACGAAGCGAAAAAGATTTGGGCAATGGATTTGTCAAGTTTATCTAATAATCAAATTAAACAAGGTTTAGACACTATGATCGACAGATACCCATCTTGGCCACCAACAATTGGAGAGTTTAAAGCACTTTGCAAGGTTGGCTCAGAATCTATGAAAAGTGATCAGTTAGCACTGGCTGACAGAAGTAATGAAGCAATTACAAAAGATGAAAGGGTAATTATGATTGGTAAGTATGCTGAACAATTAGCAAAAGCCTGTAAAGGCAATTTATAAAAATAACCTAAGGTGGAATAAATGAGCGAATTAACACAAGCATTGGCAAACCAGTATTTTTCGTATAATAAATTTAATGGTGAGTTGCGCTGGAAAGTAGGCAGAACTGGAACTGCATGGGCTGGTTCTTTAGCTGGTGGTTTCAACATGGCTGGCTATATTAAAGTTAAATTTCAAAAAAAAACTTATCTTGCCCATCGAATTATTTGGTTGTTAGTTTATGGCGCATGGCCTGACCAAATTGATCATATTGATCATAATAGGCTGAACAATCGGCTAGTAAATTTAAGGAATGTAACTACTGCGGAAAATGCAAAAAATCAATCTTTAGATAAAAGGTCAGGCACAATGATATCAGGAGTTACTTGGTATAAACCAGATCAAATATATAGAGTTAGGTTAGCTCAAAAGTTTATTGGGCGTACAGCAGATTTTTTCGAGGCGTGTTGCATTAGGAAATCTTTTGAGTTTAAAAATGGCTATCACGCCAATACAGGTAAATAAATTATTTATTTATGTTAAAAAACTTTACATCTAACGCAACTTAATTTATAATTATTAAACTTAAAAGGGGAAAAAAAAATGGCTCAAATAGTAAATGAATATAACGAGTTTAAAGTTGGTGATAAAGTGTCTTACCTCGTGAACACCTATTACACAGTCGAAGGCCGTATAACCCAAATGATACAAGGTAGCGAAGGTGCTACATTTATTATAAAAGGTTGCAGAAGCGGTAAAGAGCGTTGCTGCCAAACTGATCATTTTACTTTTACTAAAATTTAACAAATACTAAAGGGGAAAAAAATGAAACGTAAAATTAAAAAATTTGAAACTATTTATAATCACGCTAGATTATGGGCTTTAGGTCGTTTGGCAGGCGGAAGATTAGTAGACCAAAAAAAATATGACACTAAACGCTTAGAGTTTCAATCTTTAGCATATATAACTTTTAAGCTAGAAACACAATGGGTTTTTTCCGCACCTTTTGATCAAAGTGTTGTGGCTGTTTATCAAAATTACATAAAAGAAAAGCAGGATAGTAAGCAAAGTTTAAAAAACCTTTGCTATAGCTATTTTCTTCAAAAAGAAGCTATATATTTAGCTAAAAACGCAGATTAAAATAATGAAAAAAGAACCAAAAAGATACTGCACAGTATGCAATGGGGAAATATCAAGATTTAATCGGAATGGTAAATACCTTGTTTGGAGTAATTACGTGCAGAGGCTAACTTGCTCTACCGATTGCGCTGGTCAACGAAGGAAAGGCTTAACAAGTCGATTAATACCTGTGCTTGCTATTGATCATTTTAATTTTGGCAGAATAAGTTTAATTAAAGACATGAATAATGCGTAAACATTATAGCTTTTGGTACAAGGGTTTAAAGTTAGACCCGTATAGAATTTTTAGAATTTATGGCATAGCAGCGCCAGAGCAGCAACACGCAATTAAAAAACTGCTTAGAGCTGGAAAGAGTGTAAAGGGGCTTGAGGTTGACATACAAGAATCTATTGATTCGCTGAACCGATGGCTTGAAATTTTAAATGAAGATAAACTGGAGAAAAATAATGACGACTTATGATAATACAAATCGCGGTTCTGTTTGGGGTAATGACAAAAAGATGGTTGAAGGGGCTAACCCTAATCTGCCTGATTTTACTGGTTCGATTAATGTTGAGGGCAAAGATTATTGGATATCTCTGTGGAAGAGAAAAGCAGACGCTAACCCAAAATCACCAGCTTTAAACATTAGCTTAACGGCTAAGGATGAAATGCCAGCTACGCAGCCAGCAGCAGTTCAGCCAAGTGTTAATGACTTTGATGACATACCTTTCTAATTAGTAACATGGATAAAGATCACCTCCTTGAATGCGAAATACGCGAGCATTTAAGGTTGGTGAATTCAGCTAAAAACCCGATGGACTACTGGCGCTACACTTGGCGACCTTTGTTAGTAAAGCATAGGGGTGAAGAGGCTGTTGCTGAAATTACTAGATTAATGAACATCGAGCGAAAAAGGCAAAAAAATGAACGATGAAGAAGATTATGAATTTTGTGAAGAACTTAAAATTGCTGACTCTGTTGAAAGCATAGGACACCATGAGTTCGGTAATGTTTTAACTTCTGCGGATTGCATATGTTTAATTGTTGCGGCAAGAGAAATTAGGCTGCTAGTTCACGACCTTAAAAACCTGTTGAAAGAAGAAAAAGCAGAAATGGCAGAATATTACGAATATGAGAATGCAGAAACTATCCATTAAACGCACTAAAAAGCAAAATAACAGCTTGCATAAAGGCTTTGATGATTTAGGCAATATGCTTAATGATTCAGGTCTGGATATGCGAAAAGTTTTAAAAGCAGAGGTTGACATACCTTGGACAAAAGAATCAATTAAGAAATTTATGTTCAACCCAATTGCTGTCATTATGTTTGAAGAAACGTCTAGCAAACTAAGCACCAAAGAATTAAAAGAAGTATGGGAAGTTATGATCAGGTTTGTTGGTGAAAAGCATGGCGTTACAGTTCCATTTCCTGCGGAAGAAAATAAAGATGAAAAAAGAAACTAGCGGTATCCTGCGTAAAAAGGCACTCAAATTAGCTCAGAAATTAGCCAGAATATCGGCTGCTGACGACAATGGTTATGCTCATTGCTGGTCGTGCGGTGACGCTTATCACTACAAAGAAATGGATGGAGGTCACTTTATTGCAAAAGGACATTCAAGCTATTGGTCGTTAGACGCGAGCAATATTCATCCCCAATGTCGATCGTGCAACGGGTTTGGCATGCGATATGGAATAGCAGAGCAGCAATACACTATTAACATGATTGACTATTATGGTCGCGATTACGTTGAAATGATGCATATCTTTAAAAATAAAATTAAGAAAATAGGAAAGGCTGAATATTTAGATATGATTCAAGAGCTTAATAATTTGATTAAATATCACGAAGAGAGGGTTGGAAAATGAGTTTGTATGATAAGTTTTTAAAATGGTCTGCTGATTCTAAATTATCAGATTCAATAAACAGTTATAAGTTTTACGACATGGGATCATCATTTTGTGCTGGCTATGCCCTGCGAAATAAAGAAATGAAAGATTTAATACAGGCTGAACAGGATAAATGCATATTTGCAGAAGAGGAATTGATCGCTGAACAGCTTAATCAGATAGCAGAATCAAGGCGTAAAGGGAATAATTAATTTATTATGTAAAAAAACTTTACATTCTATGGGTAATAATTTATAATTATTAAACTTAAACAAGGGAAAAATAAAATGAAAATTGAATACATTACTCGAAGAGGCTCAAAAATTACTAAACTTTATACTCAGCAAGAAGCGGTAAATCGATTATATTTTTTAGATAATCTTGAGGATGATACAAAAAATTATGCACCAACCGACACCAGCGACACTAGATTTTCATATCGCGCTGAGGCTAATGCTATTCGTTGCACTATATAGGTTTAAATAAACCAGCCCCTTCAGGGGCTAATTAGGGGAAAAAAAATGGCTACTACAACAAATCAACAAGAAATTATTACAGCTTTGCAAAATGACGGTTTTGTAATTGTTACTGATGAAGATGTAGATACAGGCATAGACCATATCTTTTTTTACAAAAATAGTGGATACGGAAAAGTTGATTCGTGGATACATATTGAAAATGTAACAGATACCGCGTTGTCAGTATTGCGAGCAAATCAAGAAATTGAATATTCAAAATCTCAATTAGCACTTACAAACGAAAGCATGAGTGAAAATTATGACGAGTTTGCATAAAAGCTACTTAAAAAAATGAACGACATAAAATTTTAACGAGAAATAAGTTATGAATAAATTTTGGCTGGCTGAATTTAAGGTTCTTGGAACTTTAGTGTGGATTGTGCCTGTTACAATTGCGACTTTAGTATTGCAACTTGCTATTACTATGGTTTTTCCGTTTTGGTATTATTTAGGTTTTTCTAAAAGCAGAAAAAGTTAGGAACGATTTATATAATTTTTCGTTCCTATGTAATATTGATTAATTAAATTAAAAAAGATAATATCTTTTAATAGGTTTCAGCCCAACTGCCAAACCATCAGATGTGACTAGTACAGTCAAAACACAATTATTGCAGCTTGGGCGAATTAACTGGGAATAATATGGGCGATATATCATTACATTTTAACAGGTCAGAGTTTAGCTGTAAGTGCGGTTGTGGCTTTAATGTCGTAGATGTAGAACTTATTAAATTGCTAGAGGTTGTCAGAAATCGTTGGGGCGTAGCAGTTACAATTAACAGTGCTGCAAGATGTTACACGCACAACAATAATATAGGTGGTTCTAAGTTTTCCCAGCATTTGCTTGGTAAAGCTGCTGATATTAAAGTTAGAGGTGTTGCACCTGTTAATGTTTTTAATTTTTTAAATGATATGTATAGTGATCAGTACGGGCTAGGCAATTACGATACTTTTACGCATATTGACGTTAGAGATTTTAAAGCTAGGTTTTAAATGAAACTATTTGCGCTATTATTATTTTTTAGCACAAGCATTGGCTCTGCAACATTACTTGGGTCAAAGCATCCGATATATTTTTTTAAGCTAGGCAGCGAGGTATTAATGTGTAAGTCTAGTGATAAGAATGTAATCTGTTTTGGAAAAAATGATGATACTGGAATTATTGTCAGGTACACTTGTACAGCAGTTACACCCAAAAAAGGCTTTTTAAAAGATTGCTATACAAAGCCAACAATTAACCTGAGCTAGAAAATGCCTTTTTTATTGCAATTTATAGGAATGACAGTTATGAAGAAATTACTAATGGGCTGGTTTTTTGAATTTGCATTAGATGCTGCACTTGACTATGCAGATAGATTAGCACAACGCTCAGATACCGACCTTGATAATCAATTTGTAGCTAAATTCCGAGAGAATCGCGAGCTTTTTCTTAAATGCGCGAAAGGAAAGATGTAATGCCAGATAATGATTACTCTGCTGGCCTTCGGGATGGCGAGATAAACGCCCTAAAAGACAGGCAAGTTTTACACGCATCAAGATTAGACAAGCACGATAGTAGGATTGGAACATTAGAAAAAACGGCTTACATAGTAATGGGGGCTATATTACTGCTAGAATTTGCACCATCAATTCAACACATTTTAGGAAATTAAACAAAACCCATCAGTGATGGGACAACCAGTTCAGTGGAGTGGTTATGTTGGAAGTAAAGTACAGAAAGGCGGTAGATTTAATACCGTATATCAATAATTCTCGCACTCATAGCGAAGAACAAGTCACTCAAGTAGCAGCCAGCATTAAAGAGTTAGCTAATGGCTAGACCATTAATCAAGCTTACACCAGAGCAAGCTAGAGAAGTTGAAACACTTGCTGCTGTATTAAATCAAGAACAGATTGCTGATTATTTTGGCATAGATTCAGATACATTTGCAGCAATAAAGAAACGTGATCCAGAAGTTTTTCGGTCTTATAAAAGAGGCAAAGCTAAAGCTATAGGCTCAATTGCTGGCAATTTAATTGGTCAGGCTAAAGACGGAAACGTAACAGCAGCAATATTCTATCTAAAAACACAGGCTGGATGGAAGGAAACGCAGGAGGTTTTAGTGCCAGAAGGCATAACGGTTACGATTGTAGATGCCTAATGTTGAAGTCAAGCTAACAACGCCTCAAAGGACTTTCGTATCATCACAGTCTAAATATCCAGCTATTATTGGTGGGTTAGGTTCTGGTAAGTCCAAAGGCGGCACTATGCGTCTAGTATTAAAGCTATTGGCTGATGTTGGTGCTAATGGTGCTTATTATATGCCAACATACGACCTGATAAAGTTAAGGGCAATGGCTGGTATTGAAGAAGACCTTATTCAGCTTGGCGTACCTTACACAATTAATAAATCTGACTACACGATTAAACTGCATGGCTACGGAAGCATCATTTTAAGATCATACGACAGGCCAGAAAGAATCATAGCTTACGAGGCAGCGCATAGTATTGTCGATGAGATAGATACCCTACCAAAAAATAAAGCTGCTTTAGTTTGGCGTAAAATTACAGAACGGAACAGGCAGAAGCGCAATTACCCAAATACAATAGGCGCGGTGACTACACCAGACCAAGGCTTTAATGGCTTTGTTTACTCTAAATGGGGTAAAAACCCAAAGGAAGGCTTTGAGCTAATAAAAGCACCAACAGCGAGTAATCCATACCTACCCGACGACTACATTGCTCAGATTAAGTCAAACTACGACCCAATACTGGCTCAGATGTATTTGGAAGGCGAATTTGTCAGTCTAACTGAAAACAAAGTTTACCATTTCTTTAGTCGGTCAAGACATCACACTAGTAGAATAGTCGAAAGCAAAGATCAATTTCTATATGTTGGATTAGATTTTAACATTGGCGGTACTTGTGCAACTGTTTGGATTATTGAGGACAATATACCAATTGCTGTTAATGAATTCTCAAGTCACGACACATACGACTTTATAAGCAATCTAAACCAGTACAGCGGTAAACAACTTGTAATATTTCCAGATGCCTCTGGACGCTCTGGAAGCACTAACGCGACACTTTCTGATATAGGTTTAATTGAAAACGCTGGCTACCAAGTAGACGCACCAGCAGCTAATCCTGCGGTCAGGGATAGAATAAATGCTTTTAATGCTCTATTATCACATGATAGGATGCAGATCAATACTGATACGTGTCCAAACCTGACTCATGCTTTAGAGACACAAGGCTATACTATTAAAGGTGAGCCTGAAAAATACAATGAGCATCCAGCGATTGACGATTGGGTTGATGCTTCTGGTTATTTTATTAATCGTAAATGGCCTGTCAGAAAGCCAGCCATTGATTTGAATATAAGGTTTAAATAAATGCCGATAGAAACTGAAAATCCAGAATATACCGAATCTTTACCAAAATGGACGCTAGTTAGAAAATGTGTTTCTGGCGCACAAGCAGTAAGACGAGAGGGTACAGTGTTTCTGCCTGACCCAGACCCATATGTTACAGATAAAGATGTCAGATATAATCCATACCGAAAAAGAGCGCAGTTTTTAAATGTAACTGCTAGAACCAGAAATGCAATGGTTGGAATGGCGTTTAGACGACCGCCAGAATATGATTTAACTGGTATTGAGTACATCGAAGAAAACGCTAACGGTTCAGGAACTAACCTAGAGCAATTATCAAAGATTGTTGTTGGTGACTTGTTAGAAGTTGGGAGAATTGGGTTGCTGTCTGATTATCCATCAGCAGAGCAGGGCATGAGTAAAGAGCAGATCAGCCAATTAGGGTTAAAAGCCACAATAAAACTTTATACCGCTGAAAATATAATTAATTGGAAAACAACTGTCATTAATGGCGAGAGTGTTTTGTCTTTAGTTAATTTAATGGAGACCTACGAGCTAGAGCATGATGTGTATAGTCAAGAAACCGAAAAGCAATTCAGGGTTCTAAAGTTAGTTGATGGAATCTACACCCAAGAAGTATACCGTGATGACATATTGATTGAGTCATTTCAGCCTAGAGCCAATGGCTCGACATTAAAATATATCCCAATAGTAATTGCAGGAACATACTCAAACGACCCTGCTGTAGATGATGCTGCTTTATATGACATTGCCGAAATTAACATTGGTCATTATCGCAACAGTGCCGATTATGAGGAAGGTGTATTTTTGCATGGTCAGCCAATGCTGCACATTGATACTGGCAATACTTCTGCTGCTGAGTTTGAAGCGTTAAACCCTAACGGAATCGAAGTTGGGGCAAGACGAGGCATAGCGACAACTGGCGGTGGCTCTGCTGCTTTACTACAGGCTGCAAGTAATGGCGCAGCTTATGAAGCTATGAAAATGAAAGAAGAACAAATGGTAAGTATTGGCGCACGAATGATTGAATCAGGCGGTCAAGCTGAAACGGCAGAAGCTGCAAGGATTAAACACGCTGGCGATAATTCAGTATTAACTAATATTGTTCAAAATGCATCGGACGCTATAGAGCTTTCATTAAGCTGGGTTGCAAATTACATGGGCTTGACTGTAGAGCCTGAATATAAAATTAATGATGATTTTTACGATAAAACTATTAATCCACAAATGTTAATGGCTAAAATTCAGTTAATGGATAGAGGCGTAATTGCAGCAGAAGACGTAAGAATGGCATTACGAAAGGCTGGTGAAATTGAGCGTGACGAAGAAGATATTATTGGTGATGCTGAGGCTGTTAGCCCTGTCTAATGTCTAGCAATACTGGATTAATTGATTCATTAACTTTGCGCCAGATATTAATAGAGCGTTATTCTGCTGGCGAAGCAAAGCGATTGGTTAAGTATTTAAATAGGCTTTCAAAAGATTTAGCAGAAAAGATAAGGTCAGATTATGAGAACGTCAGGGCAGTAGCATTAGCCAAGCAGTTAGAGAAAGTAACAACTACCTATGTTAATCAATACGGTTCAGAAATGATTAAAGGTTTAAATGACTTTGGCAAAGATGAGGCTGATTTTGCGCGTGAAGCGTTACTTGCCTTG